ACGCACATCATCACGGCAAATGGGCTTTCAGGAACGTATGAGTTCTTCTAGCCATCAGCGCGAAGTTAAGGACCTTCGCCTTGCCGGTCTAAATCCTATACTCTCTTCAAAATATGGTGGATCATCAACACCTGGTGGCGCCAGCATACCCGCACCTCAAATCAGCAATGCAATATCTTCCGCCGTTCAAGCAGCGCGATCAAAAGCGGAGATAGCAAATCTAAAAGCTGACACAGTAAAAAAGGGAGCGGAAACAGCAGTAACGCAAGCCACCAAAAAAATTGTAGATGAAAATCTACATACAGCTAAAGCGGCTGCAGCAGCAGCCGACACAGAAAAAGCAATCGATGACTCTACATATGGCAAAGTCATCAGATACATCATGCGATTAAATCCCCTAACTGGGGGAGCAAAAAATATTAAACCACCATCACGTATCATAATATCTAAATAAATAAATTCTCTAAAACGGAGTAACTAAAATGAAATTTCAAACAGCCTATTCAAAACCATTAAATCCGGAAATTAAATTTCCGGAAACAGGCAGAACAAAACAATCGGAAAAAGATGCCTGTGATATAAATCTCATCATGGCCAAGTATGTAAAAACTGGCCACATCGAACATCAGCGAAACTATGCTCCAGAATATGATTTCGCAACATCGATGGACTTCCACCAGGCATTGAACCTGGTGACAAATGCCAACGAACTATTCGAGGCACTACCAGCTGGTACACGTAAAAAGTTCTACAATGATCCAGCCCAATTTCTCGACTTCGTTCAAGACGAAAATAATCTCGATGAAATGATCGAAATGGGCCTCGCAAAACATCCATCACCTGCTGAACCACTGGCGCCGGCGGCGCCAGAAACAACGAAAAGTCAGCCCACTAAAGAAACAAACGCGCCTAGCGTCCCGGAACCACCAGGTGAGTAATATTCCTCTCTCACCGACCCTTAGGGGGCCGCCAGGCCCCCTTTTTTTGCCCTGGTGAAACCAGGCCGGACAGAACCCTACTTGATGTAACTGTCCGGACTGACACCTTTTGGTGGAAAGTCCCAAAAAAACACACTAAAGTACTACCATGATAAGAGACATAATAACGTCCATAATAATTGCAGGGTTATTACAAGCCTGCACAATTTGCACTATTAACTATCAGGAATTCAATCATGAAAAAACGATTCAAAATCCCAGGTAAAAAATCACGCCGCATGTTCAGTCGCGGAGCGAATCGAACCCAAAAAGTAAACATGGGTACACGTCCTCGAAGAGGCGGAATGCGATTCTAAATGCCATGTTATTCTCCACTGACTGGCTATCGCTCTCGAGAGATTAACGAAAACGGAAAACGTAAATTAGTTTTCAACCCTGAAAAGGGCTACATCGATTTAAAAGTCACTGTCCCTTGTGGACAGTGCATCGGTTGTAGACTCGAGCGTTCAAGACAATGGGCAATGCGATGCGTGCATGAAGCATCGCTATATAATAATAATTCGTTCATCACATTGACCTACTCACAAGAAAATCTACCTGAAAATAATTCACTTGATGTAAAACACTTTCAGGATTTCATGAAACGATTACGTAAAAAATATAATAATAAAACAATTCGTTTCTTCCACTGTGGCGAATACGGCACACAGAATAATAGACCTCATTATCATGCCTGCTTATTCAATCACGACTTCGAGGATAAATTAATATGGCAAATCCGAGATGGTGTGAAACTATACACATCAGAAACTTTACAAAAGCTGTGGCCTCAAGGATTCTCAACGATCGGAGACGTAACATTCGAGAGCGCAGCCTATGTAGCTCGCTACATAATGAAAAAAATAACAGGCGAAAAAGCTGAAAAACATTATCAAATCGTAGAACCAACTACAGGCGAAATATTCGACTTAAAACCAGAATACACAACCATGTCCCGAAGACCAGGTATAGGAATGGACTGGTATAATAAATACAGGGAGGATACATATAAAGACGACTTCATAATAATGCGCGGAATGAAAATGCAGCCCCCAAAATTCTACGATAACGTTTACGAAATTCAACAACCGGAGGAACACTTAAATATTAAAAAGGGAAGAAAACGAAGAGCATTAAAAAATAAAAAAGATAATACACCTGAACGTCTGCTAACTAAGGAAAAAGTTAAGCAGGCACAACTTAAACAATTAAAACGTAACATAGAGGATTAAAAAATGAGACAGAATATATTTTCAGTATATGACAATGCAGCAGAAGCATTCATTAATCCGTTCTTCCTGCCTGAAATAGCCCAGGCAAAAAGAGCATTTACTGATTTAGTAAATGACAAAGAACATCTATTCGGAAAGCATCCCGAAGATTACACACTATTCCACCTGGGAGCATTCGATAATATGAATGCTGACTTCATCATGTTCGATTCTCCAAAATCTCTTGGTATAGGTATCGAATATAAAACCCAGAAAGAAATGTTTTCAGATCTAACTGATGAGCAAATTCATACTCTTATCGAAAACGATCCAGACCTAAAAGAAGAAAGGTCAATGTTTCATAAGAACCAAACATCATAAAAAATTTGCCCCTGGGTAACCAGGGGCAATAATCAGGAGAGATAAAATGAAATCAGTAATGACACATCAATTCAGCCAAGTTCCAGCAGCAAATATTCCACGTTCATCATTCGACCGTTCTCACGGCGTTAAAACAACATTCGATGTCGATTACTTAATACCAATCCTCGTGGACGAGGTACTACCTGGCGATACATTCAATGTAAACATGACGGGATTTGCCCGCATGTCTACGCCTATATTCCCACTTATGGACAATCTCTATATGGACACATTCTTTTTCGCCGTGCCCATTCGACTCATATGGGATAACTGGCAAAAATTCAACGGCGAAAGAAACAATCCGGACGATTCAATCGACTACACAATACCAACAATGACAGCACCGCCTACAGTCGGTTACAACAACGAAACATTACATGATTACTTTGGGATACCGACTCGAGTTACCAATCTCGAACACAACTCACTCTGGCATCGAGCTTATAACTTAATTTGGAACGAATGGTTCCGTGACCAAAATCTTCAAGACTCGATTACCGTCGATAAGGGCGACGGTCCAGATGATTATCTAAATTACGTATTAAAAAAACGAGGTAAAAGACACGACTATTTTACAAGCTGCTTACCCTGGCCACAAAAAGGTGAACCTGTAACAATACCCCTGGGCGATGAAGCTCCAGTACTTGGCCTGGGTAAAGACGATGCAAATTGGCTTTCAAGTAATGTCACTGTAACAGAAGCCAATGGACAAATAGCAACATATGCGACCGCAGCACAAATAACTCAAGACACAGTTGCTGGCCGGTTCTATGTAGAACAGGATCCGACACTGCTTGGCGCAGTACCACACATTCGGGCAGACCTTCAAGACGCAGTTGCGATAACAGTAAATCAACTTCGTATGTCGGTCCAAATTCAAAAGCTCTTAGAACGTGACGCCAGGGGCGGTACACGTTACACAGAAATAATCAGAGCTCACTTCGGCGTCACATCACCAGACGCCAGGTTACAACGACCCGAATATCTCGGTGGCGGTTCATCACCAATCAATGTAACGCCAATCGCTCAAACATCATCAACTGATACAACTACACCCCAGGGCAACCTGGCTGCAATGGCGACAGCCACATTAAACAATCATGGATTTGTAAAATCCTTTACTGAGCACTGCGTAATAATCGGACTCGTAAGTGTCCGAGCAGACCTCACGTATCAACAAGGTCTTAACAGAATGTTCAGCAGGCAAACAAGATATGATTTCTACTGGCCAGCACTATCACATATCGGCGAGCAAGCCGTACTCACTAAAGAAATCAGAGCAGCAGCACCACCACAACCAGACAACGAAATCGTATTCGGCTATCAGGAACGACACGCTGAGTATCGCTATAAACCTTCAAACATAACCGGAAAATTCCGGTCTAACGATCCACAATCACTTCACGCATGGCATCTATCACAAAACTTCGGCTCAAGGCCGGTACTCGATGAATTATTCATCGAGGGAAATACACCAATGTCACGCGTACTCGCAACCGGCGATTCAGAACCACACTTTATATTCGACGGTTATTTTCAAATGCGATGCGCACGACCACTGCCTCTCTACTCCGTCCCTGGTCTAATAGACCACTTCTAACATTGTAATAATATTTTCGAGGAAAATATAAATGTTACAATTCATAAAATTACAAATTGCGTTTTACGCAATAAACATACTCCCTGCAATCGGCGCCGCAATTGCAGGTGCCGTTGTCCAGGGAGCATTCAATCAACGCACATCATCACGGCAAATGGGCTTTCAGGAACGTATGAGTTCTTCTAGCCATCAGCGCGAAGTTAAGGACCTTC